CGGCGTAAGCTGACAGGACTGAAACACGGATATATTATCAACGATGAGTTAGAAAAATTAGAAAAGTTATTTTAATAAGAGTTGCCGGGGTTTAACAGCTCCGGCCACTTCATTTAATCCTCAAAGTATCTTCATATAAATATTTTCCCTCGAAACGCTGTAACCCTTCTTATATATAGGTAAATGGCAACAATAAAAATAAAAACTTGATTGACTCAATTACCAAACGTACCATATATGTATGGATAAAATCTCAAGAAATCTCAAAGATCAAAATTATACTATTGGGAAAAGTGGGAAGAAAGTATTCGCCAAAGGTAATGTTATTGGGAGAATGCCAAAAAAAGGCTATACACTAAATGATTTAACTAATATGGCAATACAATATGAAAAAACCAATGACGTGAGTATATTAAAGCATTATATTGAACAATTAAAAAAAGATAACAGGCTGCTTGAAAATTTTGTGAATAGATATGTACCTCTAAAACAAGAAATAGATATAAAAGTACCGGACACAATAAGAGTCAAGGCCTTTATTCAAGCAGGAGCAAAACCGGTTATAAAAGACGAAGAGCCGGAAGAGGTAGAAGAAAAAGAAATCCGGGGAGAAGATGTTCATAAAGAAATCCCGAAGGAGATTGAAACAATTTTATGATCATAGAAGCACCAAACCAAGTAGATCTACCTGTATTCGACGCTTACTACTGGCAAATTCCAAGTTATAACATGCTCCGCGATGGCTACAAGAGAGGGGTTTGGGTTGATCATAGACGTTGTGGGAAGGATATAAGGGGATTTAACCTAATAGTTCAGGAGATGTGGGAAAATCCAGGGTTATATTATTATGTATTCCCTTCTCAGACCCAGGGCAGGAAGATCCTTTGGAAGGGATATACCGATCCGGACAAAGACGGAGCAGGGAAACAGTTTTTAGAATTATACTTACCGGCTGGAATTATACACGGTAAACCTAACAGTACAAATATGAACTTTGAAATGTATACCCAGGGGAACAGAGGACTCTCAACGTTTCAAATAATAGGTACGGACCAAAACCGTTTTGAAGCTATGAGAGGGACAAATCCCAGGGGAGTTATATTTAGTGAACAGGCCAGGCAACATCCTGGGGCCTGGGACGTAGTAAAACCGATCTTAATGAAAAATGGCGGTTGGGCTATATTTCAGAGTACACCTAACGGGAATAATCACTTTAAGGATCTTTACGAGAGAGCCATAAGGAATAAGAACTGGTTTACTTGTATTCATACCATTAAAGATACATACGATCAGTTTAACCGGAGACTGATCACCCAGGCAATGGTAGACGAAGAGATTCGGATGGGAATGACAGAGGACTTTGCTCAACAAGAGTTTTTCTGTTCATTTATGCAGGGAGTCGAAGGTACTTATGTAGGACGGCAATTACAACAGGCAGAGGTAGACGGTAGGATACTCTCTCTACCTTACGATCCTTCTTACCTGGTAGATACCTACTGGGATATCGGAGATAACGACGCAATATGGTTTGTGCAGCAAGTAGGGAGAGAAGTAAGATTTATAGATTACGAAGAAGCAATCGGTGGGACTTGGGCTTACTGGGCCAGGAAGTTACAAGATAAGGGTTATCTTTACGGTAGACATTTCGCACCCTGGGACATAGTGATGAAAGAGAAAGCAGGAGACGAAGAAGCAGCAAAGGATCATTTTGCCTGGGCTAAAGAGGTAGGGATAAACTTCCAGAAGACTCCTTATGCCAGTTTCTTAAATGGATGTGAAGCTTTAAAAGGACTCTTAGGTCTTTGTTCTTTCGATACAGTCAAAACAGAAGTAGGAAGAAAGCACCTGGAACAGTGGGGAAAGGTTTGGAATAAGCAGCAGGAGAGATATACAGACTTTGAAAGAAGAGACGAACACACTCACGCCGGAGCTTCCGGTAGGTATGCAGCAATAAACATAAGACAAGCTCAGGGATATGATGTTTCAAAGTCATCAGAAGAAAAGACTTTTAAGAGAATATACCGGAGAAATAGTGGCGGAACAGCGATGAGTGCCTAATCAACTGCCCGTTGAGGGCTTTGGCTAAAGATGGGCTGTAAAACCAAAATGAAAGGAGAGATAAATGAAGAAGTTAAATTTAGACAATTACTCTATAACAATGAAGGACCAACAGGGATTAGACAGGATTGTACCTTACAAGTTTAGGAATACTTTGATGAGTATATTAACTCATCCTCAGTTTGCTTTAAATGGTCCGGACATAATGGAAATAGCACCACTGGTCAAGAAAATAGAGAAAGCAGGAACAGACGTGATCCTTACCAATGAAGAATACTTAGTAATAACAAGAGATCTAAAGAGGTTTAAAGGATTTATTTTAAATGATATTCCTATGTTAGAACGGATCTATAATTGTCCGGACAATCCTAATAATGGTACAAACGTTGTCGAATTAAGCAATAACTAAGGAGAAACAATGCCTAATTATTTACTAAAATGTTCTAAATGTGGAGAAGAGGAAGAGGTAATTTGTATGGTTAAAGAGAGGAATAATCTTATTTGTAATAAATGTGGTGGTCATATGAGGGTTAAGATCACTACCGGGAATTTTAGAATGAGGCATGGTCGGCCGGATGTAATAGAGTGGAAGAAAGAGAGAGGCGTATTAGACCTATAAAGGAGCTGATTGTATGAATCAATTAGTAAGATTAGCATTAATGAAAGATATGTGGAGCGAGGCAGTAAAAGGCCAGGCCGAATATATTTCAAAATCTATGACTAACTATGGTATGTATGAAGGTGGAGACAAACAGTGGGACGCTAAAGATATAGCCTACCTGGACGCCAAGAAAAGACACCATCTATCTTTAAATATAATATTCCCGATCATAAACCTTCTTTCCGGTTACGAACGTCAGAACCGTCTCGATATAAAATGCTTCCCTAAAAAGGGTGGCCTACAGATGGTAGCACAATTAATGACAGAGCTGGCCAAGAATATAGAGAGCCAATCCTTAGGCTTATATTTAAGATCAGCCGCTTTCCTGGATGGTATTGTATCAACGAAAGGCTTTCTAAATCTTGACATCAAATATAGAGAAGATCCTTTTAATGGTGAAATTATTACAGATACCGAAAATCCCTATGATATTGCAGAAGATCCCAACAATACCAAGTATGACCTCAATCACGGTAAATATGTTATACGTTCATTCTGGGCAGATAAAGAGCTGACCGCCTTGACTTACCCTAAAGTTAAAGACAGTATAGATGATCTCAAATATGATGACCTGGACAATAGAGACAAAGATCGTATGCCAGGCTTTGAACATAGCCCGGACAAATTCAAGGCCAGGTTAAGAGAGACCTGGTGGAAATCATACGAAAAAGCAGTTTATCTCATTAATGTAGTAGAAACGGACAAGAAGAGAGTCCACAAATCCAAGATCGATGTTATGAAGTATATGTTAGAAAAAGACCGGAGAATGGCAGAAGAAGAAGGAAGAGATCCAATCCTGGCAGTCAGAGAACAGGTTATTCCGGTATTAAATTGCACATCCACAATGGGAGATATCGAATTAGAGAATGTTGAGAGACCTTACGGAGAGATGACTAAATTTCCTATAATCAGATTTATTCCCTATTTTATCAATGGTAACTACTTTGGTGTAATAGATAACCTTATTGATCCACAGAAAGAAAAGAATAAGAGACGTTCCCAGGCCTTAGGTTTATTGAACACTAATGCTAATAGTGGGTTTTTCAATAAAAAGAAGGGTGGAGCTAACACTGATGAATTACAAGAAGAAGGATCTTCTCCTGGCCACGTTATTGAATATGAAGAAGTAAAGCCTACAAAGATAGAACCTACCCAGTTATCTACCGGACACATACAATTAGAGCAATTAGCAGAGAATGACGCTCCCAAGATCGCAAATGTTAATCAAAATATGTTAGCTTCGGGTAATACAAGCGAATCGGGGATAAAGGATAGACAGAGAATTAACCAGGGATTAATCGGATCTGAGATCATCTTTGACAACTTTAAATATACACATAAGATCTACTCTGAAACTATGATCGAGATGATAAGGTACGGAAATACCTTTACAACCCAAGAGATGATGGCAATAGCTTCCGAAGCTAAAATGGAAGCCAATGTTGATCAGTTATTAGAAGCTATTAGAAGTCGGAAGGTAGGAAGATACGGGATAGAGATATCAAATAGCCCGACTAACCCAACCATCCGGGTTGCTAACTTTGATATGTTATTAGATATGGCCAAAATATATGGTGAAATTATACCGCCTGACATTGTTATTGACGCCTCAGATGTTGCACATAAAGAAGATATAGTAGAAAGATTGAAACAAGCACAACAAAGAAGAGAACAGATGGAAGCTGCAGCAATGCAAGCAGAAGCACAAGGACAGGGGCAACAGACACAGAAGAAACAACTTGCCAAACGTTAAGCGGTAATACCTCCCACGGGTTAAGGTGGGGCAAAATTCGTCTACTTAGACGTTAAAAAAGGAGTAAAGAAAATGTCAGAAGAAAAATCAACTCCCCCAGGAGAAAGAACTTATACGGAACAAGAGTGGAAAGGATTAATGGGAGATAAACAAAACGAAGTGAGAACGAGACAACAGTTACAAGCGGATAAAGCGAATAGTGATGCAACTATTGCAGAGCAGAGACTCAGGATAAAAGAATTAGAAACCTCTACCACTAAGGTAAAAGTGGGTGATCCTGAGGATATTATGACCAGAGCAGAGATGGAGAAAGCCTTAAATGCCAGAGATAAAGGATTAGAAGATAAATATACTAAGAATGAAACTTTAAAAACTCGGGAGAGTCTGAACAAAAGATTATTAGCCAGTGAAGATAAATCTCGTAAGTTACATACAGAGGAAAAAGAGGGTAAGGGATTATCTTACGATGAAGTAATGAGCGGCACTAATCGTCAAATTCAAGAAAACCCTGGTTATAGAAAAGTCATTCAAGACGCTAAAGATCCTGGTGAAAAGGCTTACGCAATAGGACTACAAGACCCTACAATTACTAAAAGGCTTGAAACATACAAGAAAACCCTGCCACTTCCAGGGGTTATTCCCAAAGAGGGGATGAAAGGACAAAAAGTCCCCGGTAATTATTACACTCCTCAGATGGTTCAAAAGATGTCTGACGCTGAGATTGACTTGCACTATGACGATATCACTGAATCACAAAAAAGATGGGGGAACAAAAAATAATTATAAGGAAGTGATTTTAAATGAGTGTTAATAATTTTGCACCGAAATTGTGGAATAAAGCTGTGTTAGTAAATGCACACAATAACCACGTTTTCGGAAAAGTAGCAAGATGTGAAATAGATGCTCCTATTACAAAAGAGGGACAGTCTGTTCATATCTCTGGGATAGGATCTATAACTGTAGGAAATTACACCGGAGCAGATATGGATATGCAGGCCATAAGAAATACCGGTATGGACTTTACTATCGATTATTCCAAGTACATTAATTTTATGATTGATGATGTTGACGCTATGCAAGCTAATGTAAAGGTGTTCGGGCCAGCCTCGAATGAGGCCTCTTATGCTTTAATGGATGAATCAGATAGTGGACTAAATACCCTTATGGTTGCCGGAGCAGGACTTTCTACAACTGCTGACGGTGATGTAGACGTTACTACAATCATATCCGGTGTAGCAGAAATGGATTTAGCTTTGAAAGTGGCTAAAGTACCTAAGAAAAGCAGATGGCTAATTATACCGAATTGGGCTGGAACTAAACTTTTACTTGCCGGAGTATATCACGCCCAGGACTTAAAGGGTAATATTAATGGATTTTTAACCAATGTATTAGGAATAGATATGTATGAATCAGACAACGTTGGAGTAGAAGCACCTTTAGCAGGATCTTACAGATCTGTTGCCTTTGCAGAACAGATTCTATCGAGTAAACCTTTCGAACCTGAGAAAAGGTTCGGAGACGCTTTAAAGACTCTGTATGTATACGGTTATAAAGTTATTTGGCCCGGAGAGTTATGTCTTGGTGATTGGAAAGAGGCCTTAGATACAGTTATATAAATATATTGTTTAATGTAGCCCTCATTCGTGGGGGCTACTCGGAATCTAATTGAAAGGAGATTTTAATTATGGCTAATGTAGATAAAACTGTAGTAAATATACCATTAGTAAGAGAAGAAGGAACTGTGGTTACTGCTATTGCTTTAACTTCGGACAGTGCTAACAACGATACTGAGACTCTTATTATTACACCTACCGGACCGGCTAACAAAATAATACTTATAATCAATGAAATGGCTGCAAGTACCGGTGGAACTATGACTGTAGACTGTAAAGCCGGTGGGTATTGGGCAGCTTTAGCGATGGAAACTGTATCGGTAGCTGTTTCAACATCTGTAGCAATAGTGTTTCAGGCTGCAGCACACAAAGATATGGACGATAACACCATAGAAGTAATGATTACTCCGGAAGTAGGAAGCAAATTAGCAACAAATCACGGAGCAACTTATCAGATTATGCAAATGCCTGATTAAGGCAAAATAACCAGAGGGGGTGGGCTTAACCTGCCCTCTCTCCCAAAATAAAATGAAAGGTGGGATGACAAATGAAATTTTATTCAAAGATAGTTAGAAAGCCTGAGTCTATAATCCAAGAGGTTAAGGACGGGTTAAAAGTAGTAAGTAGAAAGAGGGTGTGTCAGTTTTCTGATGGTATATGTGAGACGGAAGATCCTGCAGTAATTGCATTATTGAAGAAACATCCAAATAAATTTAGAACTGATAAGCCCTGGCCAACCGAACATTGGCAGGATACTAAAGAGGGTATAAAACTTCTTGAGAGGGGTAAGGAATTAAAGATTGATGTTAGGCATATAAGAAAAGAATACTTAGTCTCTTTGATCAAAACAATAGAGAAAGAAAAGGGGATCACGATTGAGTCTGCCAAACTTCCAGGAGAGGTATACCGGGAAGCCGTGAAGAAAGCAGGGGAATTAGGTATAACTACTCATAAGAAGAAAAAAAATGATCTCTTACAGGAGATCGAAGAAAAAGAGGTGACTTTAAATGCCAGATCCTGAAATGACCGTAAGAAATAGTGTAACTTTTCCGAATGTTTTTAGTGTAGGAAGTACAGTAGATGAAAGTTCAGCCGCCGCTCAAAAGGTTGTAAGTGTCGCTGCAACTACCAATTTTGATGCTACAGATTTTGCAAAAGGTTGGAGAGTAATAATTGGTAGAGGTACAGTAAGAGAAGAAGAAGGAACTATAGCAAGTATTTCGGCAGGAATATCTATTACTCTGGACGATAACCTTACCTATGCTCATACTGCTGTTCAGGCTGATGTGGTAGAAGTTATATGGGCTGGTTTATCAGAAGTTATAGTCAAAAAGCATTATAAGAAAATAGCTTTATTCTTACCTTCTGATTGGAAAACTGCTGGAATAACTTTTTTAGGTTGCAATACTCCGGACGGAACTTTTATTCAAGTAGTCAAAGCTACAGATGTGGCAGAATTGGCAGTAGCTTCGGTTGCTGCAAGTATGTGTATAGGTATGGACGGTATTATAATGCAAGCCCTTGAAGCTATACCATATCTAAAATTACGTTCAGGAGTGGCAGCTACAGAGGTAGATCAGTATGCTAATGCAGAAATAGCTTACTGTTTGATGAGATGAAAGGAAGTGAGATAAATGCCGAATCGTGACGGAAAAGGGCCGAGAAAGAGAAGCCCAAGAAAGAGTATTCGTAAAGGTGGACTAAAGAAAGGTAAATGTAAATAGAGGTGATTAAATGATTACAAAAGCAGAAGTTTTAGCTCACGTTAATTTAGAG